CAGTGAATGCGCCTACTAAGTGGCTTACTTAGATTTCGTTCACCGATAGACGGAGAAAATATGTCGGATTTGGAAAATATGCCAGAGAATACAGAAGAAACCACTCAACCTGTTGATGTTGTGGCGACAGATACAGAGGCAGCCGAAGCAGTGCCACCTGCTGACGATACCGAGGCGGAAGAATTTGTAATTGAAGGTGAAGGCGACGACAACACGCCTAAAGAAGATGAGGAAGAATTAAAGCGGCGTGCAGCATTCGCTAAGGCTAAGCAGAAGAAACGCGAAGCCCAGGAAGCTGCAAGGGCTGAGAAAGAGAAAAGGGAGGCTTTAGAAGCCGAACTTGCCAAGCTCAAAGCCAGTGTTGCAGATATTCGCAGAGGCCCTAAGCCTGATCCAATGAACTATACCAGCTCAGAAGAATTCTATGCTGATTTGGAAAAATGGAATGGTAAGTCTCAAGGGCAGAAACCAGAGTCAGCGGCACAGCCTCAGCAGCCAGCAATGCTTGGTTATGATGTCGAGGATGCGCTGGATGAAGGCATTGAAGCTCTTAAGAGGGGCGGCATTAGCGACTATCAGCAACAGCGCGAAAACTTTGATTCTGTTGTGACAGGGGCAGGAATTGCTAATCCTGACGCTGTTTACAATCATCTTGCTAGCATTGCTCACACTGCTGGCGTTGATGTAGGCAAGGCTATGTATATGGCTAGCCGTAACGCAGGCAAGCTCATTAACGAGATTAATTCGTTAAGAGGTAGTGATCTTCAGATCCAATTGAAGATTGCAAAAATCCTTGAGCGTGAAGCAGGCAAGCTTAAAACTCGACAGAAACCCAAAGTCGACACAAAGCCCGAAGAAGCCATAAATGGCGGAGGCGTCAAGAAAGGCATTGACTTGAGTCAATACGGGCACTTTGAAAACTAATAGGTGAACTAAAATGGCTAACAGCTTAACAAGTAACGTAACAAATAAACTCATGGAGGCTTTCATTCCGGCGTTTGAGTCGAAACGAAAGCTGTCTATGGCAATCTCAACCAATGCTCAGAACCTAGTGAATGGTTTTGATGAATCAACAGGCGACACAAAAGGCGCGGTACGCATCAAGCGACCATTGCAGTTTGTGCCACAGCGTACTGCTGACGGTGATTTTACCTCTGGCGATACTAATCCAGTGATTGTAGGTACTGCTCCTGCTGAGGTTGGTCAGTACGCAACGGTCTTCATTGAGATGACTGACGTTGAGCGCGCCCTTGAGTCTAAGAATGTAGCAGAATCAATGCTGCAATTGGTCGATCCTGCTGCCGAAGATATCTGCAACGAGATCGAAAGTGAGCTAGGTGATCGCATGATGAAAGCTGCGGCTTTCGCATCCGGTAATCCTCAGACTCCAATTGCTGACTGGCTAGATATCGCATCTGCTGGCACTAAGTTGGATGCGTTTGGCCTTCCTGCTGGCCGCAAATACTGTGCTTTAAGCACATTTGACGGACTGCCACTGGCTAACGAGCAAAAAGGTCTGGCGGTTAATCCTGAAGTTGGCAGCGCATTGGCTAAAGCGGCTATTGCTAACAACTACGCAGGCTTTGACAATGTGTTCACCACGGATAATATGCCCAGCTTTACCTCTGGTACCGCTACTACTGGCATCACTGTTCTGGCGGCTCCTACGCAGACGTATAACGCAGTTAAAGACAGCTACGAGCAGGTGATCACCCTGACTGGCGGCGGTATTGGTAATACTCTGACTGCTGGCACTACCCTGGTTATCTCAAGCGTCAACATGGTTCACTTCCGCAACCGCAAGCCCGTTAAGGGTTCGGCTGGCGCATTTATCCCGCTGACTGTATCCCTGCTGGAAGACATCACCTTTGATGGCTCGAACAATGCAACAGCAACCGTATCAGGCTGCGGTGTGTTTGAGACTGGCGTTGATGGCGCTTATAACACCATTGACCGCCTGATTCAGGCTGGTGACACTGTAACCATTCAGGAAGCAGCGTCTACTACCTACGGCCCAGGCTTAGCCTTCCATGAAGGTTTCTTTGCAATGGGTTCCATCAAACTGAAGACCTTGGATGCTACTGACTCCAGTTTCACCACTAAGGATGGCCTGAACTTCCGTATCAGCCGTTTTGCTAACGGGGTTGCCAACAAGCACCAGATTCGTATCGACTTCCGTCCTACGTTCGCGTGTTTAAATCCTTTCTTCGGTGAGAAGGTTTACGGCGTAGCATAACCAACACAGCGCCCTTCGGGGCGCTTTTACTTTAAGGTGATAGAATGATTCCTGTTTATAAAGCTGGCGGTGCATGGAAGACTAAGGAAGGCGTTGAATACACTTCTGAGATCGTACACACTGCCATTGAATTGAAAAAACGCTTGGCCAATGGCTGGGTTCGCAATCTTTCTGAATTAAAGAAGGCTGAGCCAAAAGCAGAAGATAACAAGTCAGGCGAGCAAATGTCAGATCGTGAGCGATTCCTACGTGATGAGATCGAGAAACTAACAGGCAAGAAGCCGGGTGGCCGCTCTACTGTTGAGACATTAGAAAAGCAATATGCTGAGCTAAGCGAGGGCTGATATGGCTACTTTTCAAGTTCCACTGGCTAACGGGGTTTATCTGTCAAAAGATTTGCCTATGCTTGATGTGTACAACTTCAACATGAACCATCAAATGAACTTCAGTCTTAATGCCACTTCAACGCCAACGGCTGGACAGGTCGAGATCAAGGCTAAAGGCCCAAGCTCTGAAGGCTTCGAGGTTGTTCCTGACGGAGTTATTCAACTGACTGACCTTAGCGGCCTGACATTCCAGTATAAGACCACAGAGTATGAGTTCACCGTGTCCGGCTCTGACGGTGTTGGTATTTTGAACGTAACAGACGCAAACAACACAGGTACCTAAAATGCCTAGAGGCCCACTTCCACCTAAGTTCGCGGGGCGCGGGCCTCGTCCTTTTGGCTCGTTTCTAGGCTCAGGTCTAGCGCCTGCTGCCATTAATCGCTACTTCCGCACCAATGACGGCAGTAATGACTATATCTCTATACCAGAGGTTACGTTTAGTGGAGATTTTGAGATTGAGTCACTGTTCTACTTCGATGGGACTCGGTCTGCACTGTTCGGCAATTCTGTAACTTTTGACAGCCGAGGTCTTGTTGACTCTAATGGCTCCATTAATTTCAGACCAACAAGCACTGGGCTTGGTGAGATCAGCGCTCCTGCTGGTAGCGTTATTGTTAATACTTTGAATCTTATCAAATTTCAGCGCACAGGCACTGTGTGTGAGATATTGTTAAATGGAGTTCAGGTTGCCTCGGGTAATATTACAGTAGCGGATTGTGTTACTGATGAGTTTTGTCGTTCAGGTGGTTTTAGCAATATGTCTGGCATCCTCGCCAACGTCTTGATGTACGACAACGGCACACTGGTACGCAATTACCCTATTAATGATAACTCAAATATCATTGCAGATATTAGCGGAAACGGTCAGGACGGCTCAGTAGTAAACGGCAACGCCTCAGACTGGGAGCTATTCAATCAGCAGGCTGACGGGGATTATCTGGGGCAGGAATTGGCTACTAGTAGCGTATCTCCTGTGCTTGGAGACACTTCTGATCCTGAGTTCTTTCCTGTTGCGAGCATAATAGGTGGGAATGAATATAGGATATCTGCGACAGTTTTGACATTCTCAGGGTCGTCTGACTGCGGATGGACGACAACTGCCACAGGTGGTGTATCAAATGGAATACCAGCAACACCTCCATTTAGAGCTACGACACCAAGTATTGGCGACACTGTCGGCGGTGACTTTGTAAGTACAAGCGGGCCTGATGTTAGGCTGTTTGGTAGGGTCTCAGCAGTATGCTCATTCAATAATCTAACAATCAAACGCCTACTAAGGGTCGCATAATGGAAGAAGAAGTTTACGAAGAACCAAAACTATACTGCATCTTTAGCAGCATACCCGATGACATTGTATTGCCGCCGGGTCACGTCTTCGGCGAACCGAATCCAGATGGTGAGTACATTGTACGTAACTGCTATCAATCACAATACCCTGACCACTGTGAGGATGTTACTCGCACACGCATGAAAGAGTGGAAGGCTAAGTATGCGACTGATACTGATAGCACTAATGCTTAGTGGGTGTGCTTATGATCCGACATTTACAGACAAGACTGTAGATGTTCGGATTATTGTAGTTGATTATGACTTAAAGCAGACAGGCGAAAAGGAAGCATACGCACTAGCATGGCCAGAAACAAAGCCATGCTTAATAAAAATAGAGCGAAAACATTACACACATGAAATAATAGGCCATGAAATACG